TTATTTCACTGTCTCCTCAAGAGGGAGCATATCAAATCTGGTACCCGCCTCGTTGCATTTTAGTTTGACCGTGGACATGGACGCCCATTCCATCTTCCGTCCTCAAATCCTACGTTATAACCATCATTAAAACCTTCCCTGTAAGCCCAGCGCCGTTCGTTAGCACAAGGGTCCCAATTGTTGCCCCAATTTTCGCACCAATTGTTTCCTTCACCAGCATTGCACCACCATGGACAGCAGCAGCCACAACAGCAACCACAACTATTACTACAGCATTTGCAACGACATCTACATCTACAGCAACACATTTATTTTTCCTCCTTCTAATATAGTTTGTACTATATTATATGGGACGGATAGACAAGGTGTTACTTCTGATATATTCCTACAGTAAAATATTTCAATATATTTACCAATTCATATTTTATTCATAATTATCTGTTATATTGACTATGTATAGAGACATCAGTGTTTTTTCATACACCTTTTCAAGGGGCTGGCATGAAACTGCCGGCCCCTCTTCTTCAGAACAGGCGTATCCAATCATTTGGCTCCTCCCTTACTCTCCGTCTTCCGCCTCCCCTATCCTGATGGCTAAATCCAAAACAGTAGCGGCTGTCTCGTCACTGATGAAATGAATATGATTCATCATAATATCATTTATAAGCAATCTCATTTCACAAAACATGTCCTCTGCCGCCTTGGCAGACTGATATTGTACATAAGCTCCTTCAATCATAACTTTATACCTCCCCACCGTTTATATATATATAAACGCTTTTTTCGGTATTTTTCTCCATACATTTTTTACTTGTGACAAATTCAGTAAGCATGTGGCTGTGAACAACAGTTCAATTTTCCATTGACATTGAGGTGTTTTTCGTTACTAATAACAAAAGGCGCCATTATGGCGCCTTCTCTATATACTGTCCTTCCTTCTTTGACTAGTCCAAAATTTTTCCAGTTAAGAATTAAACCTGCTACTTTTTTGTCACAGAAATCACAGTTCCAGTGAATGCTTCTGTTTCTTCCAGTTTTCCTGTATAAACAACAGAAACCGTATCCCCTTCTTTGACAGAAGATAATCCTTCTGGTTTTTCTCCTTCAAAGCTAAGAACATAATCCACTCCATCCCCATCGGTGATAACAAACATAAAATCCTTAATGTCACTGATAGTACCTGTAAGAGTGGATTCTTCTTCAGTCATTCTATTTTCACCGCTTTTAGTGGAAGACACATCAAACGTACTTTCCGCTATCGAAGTGCTAACTATCTGTGTAGGCGCTGCGGAAGACACTTCACCTTTCTGCGCGGAACATCCCGCAACCAACATCAAAGTTACACAAGTAGCTACAAATACATTTCTTTTCTTCATTATCAAATCCTCCTTTTTATAATTTCATAATATTAGACGTATTGTATTTCAAAAAAGTTGCAGATTTTAAAAAATTTTTTTAAGTTATCTTTTTATTTTTCCTATTCATACTTTGTCTATATTTAGTCGATATAATATTTTCGTAGATGTCACCATCTATGCCCCCGAATATTTTGTACATGGATGGGTCTGGTCCTATGGACTAGACCCATCTCCTCTGTTATCCCCATCCTTATCTGGCATCAGTGTCACCACTCGAACACGTACCGTCGATTTACCATGTCGTATTCTTCTGCAATCCGGAGCACACCCCTGGCATCCGTAATCATGCACTTGCCCTCGTCGCTGCCCTTGACTGGACAAAGCAGGAGGGCCTCGCCGGCGGGGTCCACCTGGTAGCCGGTCAGCATGTAGCCCTCGCTGTCAAACAGATACCATCCCCACGTCCTCCGCTCCATCTCTTGGAGCCAGTACCAACCATTGGCCGCATAGCTGCCGTCTGTAAACTGATACCACCAGCGCTGGCCGTCTGCGGCCGGCTGAAAGCCCTGGGTGTATGTCACTGGGACCGGGGTATAATCAATATCCCTCAGTTTAAGCACCTTCTGCCAGGGTGTGGCCGCCACTCTGGACTTGATGGTGCCGTAGTTGATGCCCTTGGCCTCAATACACCAGCCATCACCTATGTACACCCCGATGTGGCCCGGCTTCCAGAGCGCCCAACCGACCATGGACTCGTCCAAATGGTCAATGCCTACCCGCTCCACGGCTGTGTCGTGGTAGTTGTAACTGCCGCGGATGCGCCCGGTGTACCAGCTGATGAGGCCGGAACAGTCCGTGCAGCGCTGGCCTATGTACTTGGCCGCCTTGGCTTTGTAGGTGGATGTGTATGTACCTGGGTTCTCCCGGGCCAGGCGGTCAAGGATGGCCTGGGTAAGGACCTCACCCTTGGCGCCGTAAACGTAGGGTGTACCCAGCTTGTCCTTGCAGTGCTGTATTAATCCTTCTGCTGTTTTACTCATAGTGTTTTCCTCCATCAAAAAAATAAGGCCCAGGGGCATCCCTGAGCCATGAAAGAACGCCCCCTCTCACAAAGGACGCCCTCATTCATAAATTTTATTTTTCAACCAGTTTTGGCTTTAATTTGTATAACGAATAAACTACATCTACAATCTTTCCTTCCATTCTAAATAACATATACTTCATTCTTTCAAGATTTTCTTCCCTTTGATATGTATTATACATTTCAAGAACAATCTCCATGCCTGTAAGATATTTTTTCATATCTTTAATTAGTTTTTGAGCTTCCTCATTCTCAGGTATGTTTACCACCACTCTTTTAGTCGAACTAATGCTGTTAATATCAGACTTTTTACTTGGCGTAATCGGAACGACTTCTTTATTCTCTGATTTCTCCTTCACCCGAAAGTAATAGTCCACCAAGTAATCGTACACCTCCCACGCCTTGTCAGTGTTTAGGGACTTGGCATGGAGAAGAGCGCCTTTTTCTGTCCAGAGATAGAGGGATTTAGCATATTTTAGGGACATTTGATTTTCACATGTCGTTTTCAATCTCCTTAATTCATCACCTGTTACCTCAATATAATGTTTTCCGAGTATGTATCGATCCTTGTTGTAATTAAAATTGTAGATTATCTTGTCTTTCGTTACTCCATAAGCTTCTGCTATCTGCTTTGTTGTAAGGACACGAATTCCTGCTACTTCTAAAATATCCAATTTTTGTTTTTGCATAATAAAACTCCTTTCAAATTTTGGTTATTGAAAGAAGTTTCACCAACTGATATAATATATTTATCAGATGGGAAACCTCTGGTGCAAAAGTAGTAGTTGCCGGTCGCCAAACTAGCCAACTGCTACTTTTTTAATTCCTCATTAATTTTTTGGTCAAGCCATTCCTTTTTTGTTTTATTCTGTTTAGCTAATTCTTTCTCAAAAGCTTCCATCGTATCCTTTTCAACTTCAACGTGAAATGCCTTTTTTCCTTTTCTTCTTTCTCTGAAATAATCTGACCTGTTTTTTACTGTCTGAGGAATTAACACAAACTCCTTTTTTTCAGCTATTTTATTCACCTCCTTGTTGCATGTAACAAATATATCATGTTGCATGCAACAAGTCAAGATGTGTTTTTAATTCTTTCTATCCTATCAAGAGAAAACCAGGGGTATCCCTGAACCATGAAAAGTTGTGACGTCACAAGTTGCGATATCGCAACAAATTACTCCATACCTGGTCCGTGTTCCGGGTCCTGGTCGGAATTGTGCTTCGGAGTGTTGCTTGGCTGCCACTTCTCCTTATCGTCTGTAGGCTTCGGGTCGTGTGCCCTCGGGTCCTCCCTGCCAGTCCCCGGGCCATAGGGCGCTTTATGGGAGCACTCCGTCAATGGACGCTTATTAGTCATCGGATTGTTGTTTACATGGTCATTCAGCTGCTGCTCTGTCATTCTTACTTCTGGCATAATCTTACTCTCCTCCTATGTAATGGTAAATGGTTACTACTGCTTAAGCTGCTTGACAGCCTGGTTAATCCCGGTCGCAGCCAATCCGGATACAATTCCAATGGCCACCGCATTGATAACATCCTGGGCCGGGAAGTCCGGCATGGTATACATTCCTACCACTCCCAAGGCTGCCCCCGCCACTCCGCATACTACCGGGATAACCTCGTTCCTAAGTCTGGCGGATGCTTTGCAGGCCATCCCGGCCAGATAGCAGATCACTGTAATCCCTGCCACACTCGCTATTCCAAAATCCATATCCTACTCCTCTCTTTCTGCCGGCTCCTCCGGCATCTTCATAAGTTTGTCCTTAAGCTCTGTTGCCACATCATTGCCGCCCAGGACATGGTATGCGTCATACATCCGCTTAACATTTTCTTTGCCATATATAGGGCAGTAACCCCTGTCCTGATAATGATTGTAGGCCTGTATGATACGGTCCCTCAAAAGTGCCTGCATACCATCGTGAAGTGCGGCATTTTTCCGGCTCTCCTCCTTCTGCCGTTTTGCCATCTGCCGGTAACATAAGCCTAAAAAGGTGGATATGGCAACAAACAGCCACTCCACCCAATGGACAACTATGTACTGTATTATCTCGCCCATGATGTCTCCTTACTCAGTAATCAGTTCTTCACACTCCAGGTCAACCAGTACCTGGCGCACCTGGTCCTTAATTTTATCCGGGACCTGTCCGAATGTTTTCCTCCCCTTCACAATCAGGGTCGCATAGATGACTGCCATGGTATCCACATCCTTCCTCAATAATAAAAAGAGCAGCAGCCTAAGCATTGGGTACTGCCTCGACTTCCGCCCTTAACTTCTCCGGGACCTGTTCAATCGTCTTCTTGCCCTTGCGAATAAGGTCCGCATATACAATTACCATATAACTTGCCATTCCTTACACCTCCATTCCCTCGTAAATTTCTGTCAGGGCCAGCTGGGTATTGGTTACCTCTTCGGCCAGTGCCAGATTGGACTCATATTGTTCTGTAAGCGCCAACTGTGCCTCTGTGAGCTGGTCACCCAGACTTACCACCTGTTCCTGCAGACGTCCAATATCTGACTCAGGCAGATACGCAAAGACCGGCTGTGGATTACCGGCATTGGTCACATCAATATGGTCCAGTCTCGCACCATCTGGGATATCTACCCAGATGCACTGCAGGCCTTGTGGTACCTGTTCCTCGCCATACATAATAGTCCAAATACGTCCGGTGTCGTCATAGATTACTAATGCTTTCATGTTTCATCAATCCTTTCTTTGTGATATACTGTTTATCAATGATGGTTTCAAGTATAGGTATGTTTCCTATCTTGCGATACTATTGTTTATGGGAAGTCTATATTTGGGGTGGCCGGCAATGTCCGGAAGTATGCCGTGAAAAACAGTACCGTATCATCCTCAGGTACTGCAAGCATCTCTATCAGTGCTGGATATGATCCTGGAAGGTCAATGTATAAGGCGACAATACCAACAGGGTTTAATGTATCGTGCATTGCCTGGACAGATGGTACCCTAGTGGGATTTTGGTCAGGTAATCCTGCCCACTGTGCTGGATGGAATTACCGATTTGATTTTAATATGGGTGGTGCTTGGCTTGTAAATAGTACCAATGCTGTCTTACCATGTATTGAAAATGGTACTGTCTGGTACTGTGTTGCCGGATATTATTAATAGTAACCAAATACTTTAACTGTCATATTCCTTCCCCCGTTTATTGATCCCGCTGGGAGTCTTACCAAGCCGGAGTTTAAGGAATAGTATCCACCATTAAGCCAATATAAAAATTGGGTTCCATAACTACTTCTGTTGCTTCTTTCAGCATAAGCAAATCCCCACCCATCTCCTCCTCCATGAATAGGGGTGTAATCAGCGTGTTCACCTACAATTGATGCATAGAGAGGTGTGAAGCCAATATTGCTAATACTCACATAATAAGCGTATATGGAGCAATCACCTCCCGTAAAATTGACTTTACTGGTAGATGATGTAAGGGTTTTAGTTATACTCGCATACTTCCGCACATTTCCGGAAACGCCAAAAATGCTCTTCCCATAAACAATATTATGGCTCTAAAAACAGGCTTCCCATAAACAATATTATGGCTCTAAAAACAGGCTTCCCATAAACAATATTATTTGCATTTAGATTCCCGTCCCCCTTAATAGTCTGTGCCCCAGCCAGGAACTGATTAGCCGCAATAACCTGGTTAGAGGTCCCCGGCGTGTAGGTCTTAGCGGCTATTTCCGCCATGATTCCCGTCAATGGATTTCCGTCTTTATCTACGATCACTTTCCCTTTGCGTACATCCGATGACGCTGCTGTTATCACATCCAGGTCAGCGCCATCACCGCCCCCAGGTATCCATATCTTACCCATTACTGCTCCTTTCCAATACCGCCAGTATCTCGACCTTCTCGCCTTTTGTCAGGTTCCTGTAACCTTCCAGGATGTCTGCCGGCTCCTCTCCTTGATTCTTCCTTATTCTGAGCCCCTTAATAACTATCGCTTTAAATATTTCATTCATCACACTGCACCTCCAATGATATCTGCCATAGCCACTGTAAGTTGGGCATTATCTGCCCTTAGCTGCTGGATCTCTTCCTTGTCAGTTGGCAATCTGTCAATTACTGTAACACCATCAGCCTTAAAGAATACACCATTAATATACTTGTCATTCCTCTCACAAACGTACTGCATGCAATCAACGGCAAATGCAGTATCACCATATACAATCCTTGCAACCCTGTTTGCATCTTCATAGCTATATGCAACACAAACATCCCTGATTGTTTCATCATGCACCAATGCATATACTTCATGTGCTACCATAATTTACATCCTCCTTACTTAATATAGTCTTAACAATATTACTCCTGAACCACCGTATCCAACTGGTCCACAGTATGGTCTATATGATTGGTCACCATATGGCCTATTCTGGCCGCCGCCGCCTCCACCAGTACCTGCTCCACCATTAGTAGCTGGATTTCCTCCACCGCCAGCCCCTCCAGCTCCGCCATAATAACCGGTCCAATAGCGTCCTTCTGATGAACTACCACTTTGCCAGTACCCACTACCGGAACCACCACCACCTGAATATAGTGTATTACCAGCTTCACCAAATGCTCTTGTGGTTCTACCCTGACCAGTTCCAGGATTTAATGTTTGTGATGCATATTCTCCAGTTCCTCCTCCAGGTCTACCATTCCCACCGTCTTGTCCACCACTACCACCATTTCGATAGGTATACCCCCATGCGTCACCGTCTCCGCCACCGCCGGAACCTCCATTTCCTCCCTGCACTCTTGAGGCGCCAACCACTATACCAGACTGTCCGCCACCAGCAGAGCAGATATTTCCAAATGAAGTTGCAGCGCAAGCACCACCTACAGTAGCAGCTATTTGTTGTCCAGGAGTTACATGTACACCTTTGGCAGTATTTGTATACCCACCACCGCCTCCAGCTCCGCCATGTAATGGGTTTGTTGATGAAAGATTTCTTGATACTTCACTGCCATTACCTCCACCCCCAACACAGAATACGTCAATAGTGCTGAATCCATCTGGTATTGTATATACCTGTGTACCAGTAATTGTAATATTTTGCACTCCACCAGTGGCTACAGTTGCTTGCTTGATAGATGCTGGGTCATATACCGGACTCCATATATCTCCACAGCTTGTTGTTGCATATCCAAAACATGTAAAGTAATATAAGGTATTGAGATTTGGCATATCCATAAATACCTGTGACCAACCACCCGGAGCTGTATTACTACCAACTCCAGCATATCCCGCGGCAAGGTTGGCATCAGGTTCATTCCATGCTGGATATCTGCCTGCCATACATTTAACGATAACCCCACCAAATGGTTTCCCTGGAGTGGGGTTTGGATTCTGCCATTTTACTAATACGCGCCGCCCAGAATACAGCGCTACACTAAAAGACATTATACTGTTGACCGTCATTCGTCCGATGCCCGGTTCGTCATTACTGTCTGATGTGACCGCAGTCTCTCCAGCCAGTACATGGTCCAGCGTGGCTGTGCACTCGTCACTTCCAGTTCCGCCTCCGCTCCCGCCTGTCATCAATATTTCACCCATTTGTCTTTACACTCCTTTCAGGCCTACGGTCATATCAATCGTGGGCTTCTTATTGTAGCATTTAAATGTTGCCTGCCCATCTGCCGTGTCCCCATCGTCAATCATTCCAAATGCCTTGTTATACGCTTTCACCTGTTCCGGCGTTGCCCCATCTGCAATCACCTTTACCAGTATGGGGTTGTCCTCCGTTGTCAGCCCCTCTATCAGCACAGTCTGGGTATATGGGGCCGCAGTGCTCCATCCGGATGCCTGGAGCGTGACGGGTACAACATGGTTCAGGGCATTCACTGCCTTATTCGTAGCGTTAATGTCATTCTGTCCAAACTTATCCCCCTTCTGGGTATATGGAGTGGCATCTGCTATCATGCAGGTACCATCCTCATTGGTGGCAATCCTCCAAATCCTGGAACCCTCAAAGATGTCGTCCTTATAATCTGTTTTTAAACTCATTACTCAAATGCACCTCCATTAAGTGTGAACGCCAGGCGCCTGATTCCTTCGGCCCTTCCTAATATATTCCTGTATATCTTCAGGCAGGCGGATTCAATACGGTTCAGCTCTTGCCAGTCAATGAATGGGCCGTTGTCATGATAAAACTGCCTCTCTCCTACATTGAAGGGAAATGTCCCTACGCAGACGTGGTCTATATTGGCCTCAAAGTGGTTAATTTCATCTGCATAGAAGCCGTAATCCTGGTATGTCTTATCCGCTCCCATTTCCTCAAATTCAAAGTCTGGCCACAGAGCAAGGGCCTGGGCGCGTATCTCATTGATATTGCCCTTGATACGGTTATAATCTCCGATATTAAAATAATCACCGGACTGCCAGTCTGTTTTTGGCTGTTGCCACATAACTCATGTCCCTCCTCGCTTTAATGGTCCCGCTCAGTCCACCATTGAATTTCAAAGTATGGTCCGTCACCCGTATCAATAAATCCGGAACATACTTATTTTCCAGAAAGGCAATGTCATTGGCATCCATTCTGGGTTCCCCACGATACTGCAGGTCATATTCCCGGTCCGATTTGAGGTAATCTCCTATCCAATCAGCAAGATTGGCTGCATGAGCCCCATCTGACACCAGGGGGTTCTCCCAGGTTTCCAGGCTACCCGTTGGGTTGAGCTGCCTGCTGACCTTAGTCTGCGTTATAAGGTATTCCTTACCCATAACCACCACCTCGGTGACCCCCGCAATGCCTGTAAGCTCCACTGTGGCATAATAGGCACTGCTGCCTATGATTGTTGCTGTCTGACCTTCTGACGGTTCTATGAGCATCACTGACAGGTCGTAGGAGGCATTGGACAGGTAAAACGTATACTGTTTATCCTGTTCTGTCACTGCTATGGTCTCCCTCACAAGCTCCTTAGTGTCGTCTGTACTGAGATTGTACATGGTGCGTACCACCTGCAGTTCCCTGACTCTGGCCAGCTGCGTGCCCTTTGGGGTCTTGGTCAGCTCCACACCATACTCAAGGATATAATCCGTGCTGTCACCGAAGGTTATGTTATCCAGGACCACACGATTATTTGGGCATCCTCGGACAAATTCCAGCTCCAGGAAGTCAAATTCCGGAAACTCATGGCCGACCACGTAGGTCTGGGTGAGCCCTGAAACCATGTAATCCTCCTGCAGTGCACCATTGTAATAGGCATGGAACATGACCGTATCCGGACAGTTCTGCCCGAATTCCAGGGTCAGTCCAAAACACTTATACGCTGCCTCCATGGTTATTCCAACTGTAGGGTTATCTGCAAACAACCCATTATCTCCAGCGACGGCCTCCGATACATAGCCCGTATTGAGATATGTGATTCCATCGGTCTGCCTTGGAAGGAAATATTGTGTGCTGGATACGCCTGTATAATCCTGGCCAGGCAGGGCATACGTTTCCTTTTTCGCATGGTCCAGGATGGCTGCCGCATGAGAAAAGTACGTCTCGTTGTCAGATGTCGCTACCATATCCGGCACAAAACTGGATTTAAGGATTATTCTACCGGCCCGGTTCTGATACAGGATACACCTGCCGGCATTAGCAATCAGCTGCAGAGCTTCCTTATGCGTTACTACCGGCATCGGGTTGACCACCAGAACATCCTTAAGATATGGATCTATCCAGTAGTTCCGGTAATCCACCTGGGCATCCGTCAGGACGTC